TGTCCCATTGAGGACGGTGCTTCCGTCAGCTCCGGGGTCGCCGGGATCGCCTTGAGGTCCGTCAGGCCCGAGCGGACCGGTTGGCCCCGTTGGCCCGATCAGTGAGACCCCGGCCGGCCAAGTCCCGCTCTTCGGGCCAAACATCTCGCTCGTGTCGGTTCGAAGGAAAAAGTCACCGTAGACGCCTTCGGTCGTGGGGTCGCTCGTCCCGTTGAGGACGGTATTCCCTTTTAGCGGGACGCCCGCCGGCCATGCTCCGCCGGCCTTGGGGCCGTACAGATACTGGATGTCGGTCTCGATGTAGAAGTTGCCGTCGACACCATCCCCAGGTGCGGGCCCCGCGGTCCCGTAAAGGATCGTGTTCCCATCCACGCCATTCGTTCCTGGATCACCCGCAGGACCCTGGATCATGCCGACGTCGACCCAGGCGGCTCCGTCCCATGCGTAGCCGTGACCGTCTGACTGGACGATGTAGAGGTCGCCGATGTCATTTCCGGTTGGTGGGAGCGAAGGGACGTCCGCGACAGTACCCTTGATGACAAAGCTCGTCCCGTCGACTCCAGGATCACCTTGAATGCCCTGCGGCCCAACTTAGGACACGCCAGCCGGCCATGTCCCACCCGCCTTGGGCCCATAGACCAGCTGAAGGTCCGTGCGGATGAAGAAGTCGCCATCCACGCCATCCCCAGGATTCGGTCCGGTCGACGCCGAGTTGAGGATCGTATTCCCGTCGGTGCCGTTAGTCCCGATGAGCGAAACTCCACTCCCCCACGCACCCCCTGTCTTGGGTCCATAGATCTCCCAAGCACTGGTGTCGATGTAGAAGTCGCCGTTCACCCCTTCGGTTGTCGGGGCGCCCGTCCCGTTGAGAACGGTCCGGCCGTCCGCGCCGGGATCCCCTGCCGCACCGGGTGTTCCCGGGTCGCCTTGAATCCCTTGGATCCCTTGATCACCTTGCGGGCCGGGGTCACCCTGCGCGCCGGGGTCGCCCTGGACACCTTGAATTCCCTGGAGTCCTTGCGGTCCAGGATCGCCCTGGGGACCTTGATCGCCTTGCGGGCCAACTAGAGAAACCGGAGTCCCCCAGGAGCCGCCCATTTTGGGCCCGTAGAGGTCCTGGTTGTCTGTATTGAGGTAGAAGTCGCCGTTGACTCCGAGGCCCGGATCTGGGACGCCTGAGCCCGATCTGAGCTGATTGGTGGACCCCGCGATGATGAGCTCGGCCAGCGCGATCTTTCGCGAGACCTGAGCCGCGATCGTGGAGGAAGCGGCCACCTCGAGATCGACGCCCATCCAGACCTTGGACGTATCGTCGATATCTACTGAAGTCACCGTCGTCTGTTCGAGAATGGTTTCCAGTTCGACGGCCATAGTCTAGCCCTTCAGGGTGGCTCGGTAAGCGACACTCGTTCCGCCCGAAATGGCGGAGGCGAGAACTTTCAGCCGGACGGCGCCGACCAAAGCGGAATGCAGAGGAACGGATTTTGGGCCCGCGATACTCCCGGTTGCCAGGGCGGACCCATCTTCCTTGGTCACGAGGCTGTAGACCGCGTCGTCCGTGTCTTCGACCGCCACGTAAAACGTGAGTGTCGCGGTTTCACCGGAAGGGACATGGATGTGCCCCGAGGTGTAAGACTGAACGGGGATCCATCCGGAATTCGCGATCAGGGTTCCGACTTCAAACGAGACGGAATTAACGATATGGTCGGAGTCCATCGATCACCTCATTCGGGAAATTTGTCGTAGCGGGTTAAGCGGGTACTGCGGATGTACCCTTGATCCTGATCGTTGAAGCTCTCGCGATCCCGGTTGTAGCCCACGTTCATGGGACTTGTCGCGCGGCGATCGAAGTCAACGCTTGACTGCAACTGGCGGATGAAGAGCTGGTATTGAGGGCCACCCGCTTCGTCATTCAGGTGAGCTTCGGCGGCAGCCAAGCAAGAACACTTGATCGTCTCGGCGTGGTCGGGCCCTCCGGAAGGGATCTCAGTATCATCCCGAAGGGTTCGCTGCCGGACGTAGTACTTCCCTTTGATCGTGTAAGCGGCATCCGGCTTGGGCCAGACAAGCATCCGCTGAACTTGCTGCTGAATCCCGTTGACCTGTAGCGGCGTGAACGCGGCGTACTTGGGTGTTTCCTGAGTCGTCTCATACCAAGTCGATTGACGCAGGCCCAGGATGAACGCCTCGTTCACGATCTGGATCGTGGAAGTGGAGTAGTCGTTGAATTGGTAATAGAGACTCCCGTCCAGGCCAGCAAAGTCGCTCGGCATGTCGTAGTCTTCTTGATCGGGGACCAGATTGATCGAAAAGAAGGGCTTAAGGAACGACCACTGATAAGAGATCACCTCCCCCTCGAGACGAGGAGGTCGATAGAACTGACGAAGCCCCGAATCAATGATGTCCCAGACATCTTGAGTTTCGTTCGTTCCCCAGTTGGCCGGGTCTCGGTCGAATCCGAGATATCGCCCCACTTCGCGGCGGAGGGCCCCCACGTTCATGCCTAGATCCATTCGATCACCTTAAGAGAAAAGGGTGACGGCGACCCCGGAGATTCAAAGAATCGCCGCCACCCACCCCGCGATCGACTAGGTCAGGCCATAGGTCAACTTGACGGCCGCCGTGGAACTGGTGTTGGCCGTCTCCCCCGCGACCGCGACGGTGCTTACCGTGCGTGTCGTGGGAGTCGTTTCCGCAACCAACCCCCAATCATTGTTCGCCAGCTTGAGGAACGTCGCTCCCGCCGTGGCGTTGGCATGATTCAGGGCCTGCATTACGGACCCGTGGTTAGGGGCTTGGATCCGGACGAAACTGGAATAGTCGGTTCCCGTGCCCTGCCGCCGAACGATGTCGACGACGACCCCCGCATAGAAGTTGAGGTTCGCGGTGACCGGCTTGGCGACCACTTTGAAACGCTCAAGTTCCGCCCACTCATCCGCGCCGGCCGTGATGTCTTCGTCATGCTTGTAACAGACGTTGTCACCGACCGAAATCGCCCCCGTCCCGGTATCCAGATAGAAGGCGATAAACGTCAGGGGGAGAGCCCCCAGATCTCGTTGGACCAATCGCATGGTTCTTATCCTCTAAATCAAATTCAGAACAGCAGGGATCAGACCTGCGAAATGTGGAAGTTACCCCGGCGATCGACGCAACGGAACTGCATCCAGGTATCCCAGTGGATGTGGCGGACCGTGTGCTGCTCGGGAGCGGTGAGCACCGGACTTCGTCGCATGAACGAACCCCGTTTGAAGACCATCGAGAAGGAGTCCTTGTTGATCCCGTAGATCGGGTTGGCCCCGTAAACCGTGGCCGCGCCCGCCGCGTTGTCCAGGTAAGGCACCCAGATGAACGGGGTTCGACGGAAAAGGACCTGACCATCCTTCGATGCGATGTCGTTTCCGAGATTCGAGTTCTGGGATTCGACGATCTCTTCAAATTTGCTGATGACCTCATAGGTCGTCGGCATGACGTAACGAGGCGCCGAGGTGTTCGTCGTGCTCGGATAAGGGACGGGAGCTTTAAACTTGCACTTCGTGCAAGCTTCTCGCAGCTTCCGCACCAGATCGTGCTTGTCGATCACCTTGTAGGTGTCGGTCCAGTTCCGCCACATGTTGTAGGTCGAAGGGTTCAGCCCCGCGACCGTCGTGTGACCGGATTGGGCCAGCCCCTCAAACCCCTTGGAGCTGTTCTTGACGATCCAGTAAGGGACGCCCCGTGGCTTCACCAGTTCCGACTCGTCGGTCAGGTTGGCCGGATAGCCCCAGAAGTTCTGCTCCATCAGTTCGGCGTAGCTAGTCAGCGCGTCGTGCCGGCGGAGCTTAATCAGAGCCAGAATACGAACGGCGTCCGGCGTGTTGAAGGCCGGCTCGTCGACATCGTATCCCATGTTGCAGGTCTGCTTGGTCCAGGGGAGCAAGCAGCTCTTGGAAACGTCTGACACTTTGACGTCATCGACCGCGTACATTCCCGTGTTCTTTGCAGAACCGGTGTTGCGGACTTTGACCTGCCACTGGAGTTGATCTCCACCGTCGACCCCAATCCGCTCACCGAGCAGCATGTTGTCGTAGGCGAAGTACTGTTGCAACTCCAGCGAAATGTCGGTCCAACGATCTTTGTCAAACTTGTGGAGCGTGTTGTTGACCAGATCGTCGATCTGTTCGGGCCGGAGCCCGTTGGTATACGCACTAGGCATGATTGGATCCCTTAAGGATCAGCCGACACTCATTCGCGAGAAATCATGTCGTCAATCATCTGCTGCACTTCTGCCACAGTTGATCTGGCGAGCCCAGTCATGGGGTCACGTTCGGAGTCCCCGGTGGTACGTTTCGTACCGGAGGGTTTCCCGATCGTTCCTTTGGCGCGAGCTTTGAGCTGATCCGAGAGTTGCTTTTGAAATTCCGAAGGACCGCCGCGCTTCATCCTTATGACGCGCGATAACAACTCATCGTCGCGAGAATTCGCAGGAAGCCCGTTGAAGCGAAGGTAGTCGGTGTAGGCTTGGTAAACCTCAAGCCTTGCCTTCGCTTCCGCCGAGGATTCCTGGAGCCGATCAATCGGCCCTTTCCCAAAGACGGCAGATTCATCGCCTGATGTCAGATGATTATCGAACCAGGCGGAAAAGTCAGCATGTTGCTGTGCTTCCCATGTATTAACAGATTGGCTCGTCATTTGCAAAGCAGAATTGAGCTGAGCCACCTGATTTCGGTAGAACTGGTCCATCTCCTTCAGGGTTTTGACCAGCCCCTCGTCATAGATTTCCGGGTCCAGATCGATCTTGAACTCAGGCATCTGAGCCGGGGGTTGGGCCGGCGGCTGGCTCCAGGCCGGGGCTGGGGGAGGTGGACTCCAGGCCGGCGGGGGCGAGGGGGGAGCCCCCCAGGGAGGTGGAAATTCCTGGTTTTGGGGCGGTTGGGGCTGCTGGGGCATCGACTGCCGGAGCTGCTGCTGATACCGCTCAAAGGCCAGCGCTTCCATCCGGTCCACAAGGCCGGTTACGACTTCCGGGCCCAGGGACTGGATCTCTTCCTCGGTCAGCCCCAGCCCGCTGGCCCGCTCTAGAACCTGGGGATCAACGGCGGACTTGGTGGTGTCTGCTTTCGGCTGGGGGCCTGGAGTGATCTCGGGCAAAATGCCCTCGGTACTGCTCGGTGGCGGACCGGCCGGCGGCAACAATTCCTGTTCGTTGATATCAGAACTCATGATTCGTACCCGTTGTTAAAGTGAACTTGGTGGGCCCGCCGATAACGTCGGTAATGGGCCGCGTCTTCGATAATCGGGCAGCCGTCTTCCGAATACTCGGTCGAAACTCCCATCTGCTTATCGAATTCTCGAAACTCCCCAATCTGCTCGGGGTGAACTCCCAGAGCCTCGCATCGGAAAGGGTAGTGAGGTCGGTTGTGGATCATGGGTCGATCCACTTCCACTACCTCGTCGTGCTCTTCGTCGTAACGAAAGAATCGGCTTCTCGGCATGCTTAAACTCCTGTAGGCCGTCCCAGAGATGCGACTTGATCGGGTTGAGGGTTACCGCCCATCAGGAGCTGAACCATCGTTTGATCGTTCCCCTGGCGGGTCGCCCCCGGCCGATTCACCCGTTCGTAAGTTCGATGAGAAACTTGCGGCTGTCTCGCCTCCTGGCCGGACGTACCCGGCATGGGCGGACCCATGAACTCGAAGATGTGCTGGAGCTCAGGCAACGACATGTATTTGCTGAGCATCTCGAAAAGACTCTGGTAGTTCACTCCAACCCCCTGTTGCTGGAGCATGGGGAGCATCGGCATCACGATCGTCGCCATCAGGTTGGTGATCTCGTTGGCCCGTTGGTTGGGCGATTTATACTTCATCGAGTAAGGTTCAATCTTGATATCGAAGTCGTTGATGTCGCCAAACCGCTCTCCCGGTGGCATGTCCGCCTGGATGATAACGTCCGTTCCGGCGATCTGCCGAGTCGCTTGATAAGTCCGGATCGGGTCGTTCCAGATGTGATAGACAATGTCCCGGAGAACTTCGGTAGTCGCGTCCACGACCAGTTCGCTCATCTTAGCAAGCTTCTGGCTGACCGTTCCCGCGATCATCGCGTCCTGGCGGGCCGTATCGCTCTGAGGACCAAGCCCGCCCATTGCGTCCAGGTTTCCGGCCAGCATACTGAACAGGTCTCTCGCCTGAATCGCGAACGCGAGGTTCTCTTGAGCAGCACCACCGAAAGAGACTTCCTTAATGGAGTCCGGATGCGTGACCGGGACCAGTTCTCCGTCGTTCGCCTTGGCGATCCGTTCCGCGTTATCTTGCTCCCCGTGCCGGAAGAGTCCGATCGTCTTTTGTCGCTTCGCCTGATTGACCAGTTTCCGATAGAGGGCATTCAGCGACTTGTTCAGTGACTTCACAACCATGGCCGGCGAAAGCGGCATCAGATTGCCCGGAACTTCATTGAAGAAGAGGCACTTGTAGGGGCTGGTGCTTGGCCAGTCCCACTGAACCACTTTCAGAGGGAAGGCCGAGTCGTCTGAGTCGGGGACCGTGATAATCATCCGCTGTTCGGGCAAGCAAATGTCCCAGACGTTCGCGGTCTTTCGCCATGTCTGCCCGGAATACTCGCTCTCCTTAGAGAACTCGATATCCGAAGCGCGAGCCTCTCCGCCCTGGTACTCTTCTCGAGCTCGGAGAGCCGCTTTCCCGCGATCGTCGTAAGCGTTGCTCGCCATAACCGCGTCGTAGTCGACGACGTAGCGGTCCCCCAGGTAAGCGATCTTGGTCCAGTCCTTCGCGTCGGTGTCGAACACGAAGTCGTCGAAGTCGATCACCTCCGCGAAGTATTCCTGATAGGGTTGGGGCTCGCCCGGCAAGATCTCGATGTATTCAGCATCGACCAAGCCGTTCTTGATGATCCCCATGCAAAATATTGCCTCCAGGACCCAACGACGGAGCGTTTTGTTGAAACGCATGTCAAGGAGTTCTTGATTCACGATCGCTTCGAGATTCGCAACGAACGGAAGTAGATCCTGTCGCGGGGTTGGTAACAGGACCTGGGGCGTTGAACCCGCTAGATTCATCAGATAGGTGTCAACCATCAATGATAACATGTTGACCGGCATCTCGTTGACGGAGGATCCGCTTTCCCCGTAGTTGCTCCCCACGTAATCGCGGATCAGCTCCTGGCGCTGAGTCCTGAAGCTTTCCAGCTTCCGATGACTGGCGCGAACCGAGGAGATGAAGTTCTTCATCTGGCCGGGATTGTTTGGGTCAAGCATGTCAAGCCTCGACAATCAAGTAGGACAGCCGGGAGACCGTGTTGGCCGCTCGAGCTGCGGGAGTAGCGAACCCCGTCGCGCTGACGCGGAAGCTCCACGCCTCGCCGGGTGCAATTTCAAGACGCGGGTCTCCCGTATCGTCTTCTCGGATTTCAATCGTATCCGATCCGATGTTCTCGAACGAGCAAACGCCGGGAGTCGCGACATCCGCCAAGGGGATCAGCTCCCAGGCAGTTGTCAGGTCAAGGCTTCCGCTGACAGCGTTATCGCCAGCGACATCGCTTTTCCGGACCCCGTAATCCCGCACAAAGTTGACACTCCCTTTTGAGAAGTGAAGCCCGTGCGTGTAGAGAATTTCGTCGCTCATAACCAGGACTCCTGCCTTTCTTGGTTCTTCCGATCAATCATCTCCATCCTCCAGGCCATCGAGCCGGGAAGCACCTTATGAACGACGTTCTTCTTTTTGACTCCGTCCTCGTCGGTATTGGCGAGCACCGAAGATCGAACCATCCTCCAGGCCAGCGCATCGGCAATCACGCGGTCGCCGTGGTTCTCTCCCGACGAAGTGGGGTCCAGCGTTGATTTGGACCGATCATGTTCGACCTTCCCATCCGGAAGGTAAACGTAGTGCAGCATCTCGTCGAGCGCTGAAGCGCACCGGTTAATCATGTAGCCCTTGACGATCGCCTTCCCGTATTCACCCAGCAGGAATTTCTTCTCTGCTTTTCCGGAGTGCCAGCCAGGAGATTTAGTCACCTTGGCCCCGTACTGGTCAAGGGCTTCTTTGTAGTAGACCCGGTGCGGCGAGCGGTCCATGAAGTGTTTGCCAAACTGGTATCCCGGGCCGTTACGCTCCCAGATGACGAAGGCTTCGCCGTTTTCCGAGGCGAACCACTTCCGGAGGGCGATAACCGTGTTGGCAAACTGATAAGGGGCCTGCGTGTTGGTCGCGTATTCCGCCACCTTCTCGCCCGTATTCTGGTTCACGACACTCGCGACCGAGTTCGTGCTCAGATCCCCGCCAGAACCGGTCGCGATGTCACAACCGATGGCGTAGTCGTCAGAAGGGGGCCGCTCATCCGTCGTGAGCTGGATCCAGAGCTGAAGAGGTCCCCGTTCTTCTTTCCTCCAGATCGATTCGTAGTTGTCCGAATCGTAGTCCAGATCACCACAGTGAGTTGGTTCACACGCATAGCGAGCGGCGTGATCCGCGACCGCGTTCGCGTCGAAGAAGGGAAACCCCGACCCCCCATAGTCGATATCCAATTCCTGCGCGATAAGAGCAGGGACGGGATGCCGGCGACACTCCTCATCATACCAGGGGGACCGGAGTTTACCGTCTATCACAAACGGGTAGTGCGGATCGAACTCGTAATCCGTGTCAATGATCGTTAACTCGCCGTCGAATGAACGGTAGAGCCCCGCATTTTTAAGAGGGTTCAGCGCCCAATGCAAGGAGATTTTCGTCATCGCGGCGTCTTTTTTCTGCATTTGTTCCGCGAAGATTCCGCTCATCCCCTGAGGGGTGGAAACCATCACCCGTGACCGGGTGACGTGTTGGGTGGATGCCCAGGCGGAAAACCCGGCATCGATCTGCCAGGAAGCCGCCTCGTCCATCAGGAAGGCCGTTTTGCGTCCACCCCGCGCCACGTCAGCCGTGGCCGAATACCCGGTGATGACCGAGTCTGTATCGGTGTTCTTAAGCGACAGCCGGATCCGCTCACAGTTGGGCTGCATCCAGCGGGGGAGGTTCTTCGTATGGAAGTCGAGCTTCCAGAAGAGGGTGTCCGGGTCGTCCGTTTTATCAACGACGTCTTCTGTTCGGGAGACCACCCCGAAGATCTGACGACTTCGGAACATCCACCGATAGTAGAGCACCGTCAACGTCTCCCAGGTCACGCCCATATCGCGAGACTTCTCAACGCCGATATCTTTCACTCCGATATCGCGGTTGAGATGGACGAAGTCTTCGTCCTGGTACTGCCAAGTGATGAAAGGGAGGACCATCGATTCGCGAGGTTCAAAGACCCAGAGGAACGTGTTGACGAAAAACAAAATGTCTCTTGAAGAGGCGATCCACAATTGTTGCTGAATGTCGACGTCATCGTAGGCAACGTCAAGAAGATACTTTCGGTAGTCGAGGTTTCTTAGTGGATCCTTCGGTACGTTGTGGTAGTACGGGAGCTCTTTTATTTGCTCGTCCACAGGCGGGGCATTTTCGTTCGTTCTTATATTTTTTAGTGAAGAAAGAACTTGCCTGATCGAAGATCTCCAAGAGTTTTCTGCCATCGTCTTTCTTCGCTGCATCACGGTTTTTACGGTTCATCGCCTTCACGGCGAACTCTTTGTAGAAATCCTTACGATAGTCGAGACCGTATTGGAACAGCCCCACCGCGCCGGGAGTAGGTGCCTCCTCGAGGAGCTGAGCCACCCTCTCCTTCCATGCGGACGTTCCTTGGCTTACAGCGATCTTGTCGAGTTGCCCGAGCGCCAAGTAAACCCAATAGGCGTCCTCCTCAAGTCGACCTTCGTCGATCGCTCTAGCGAGTGACTCCTTCTGCTTGTCCTGTGATACCTCGTTTGTACCGCTTGTAGACGAGCTCTTCTCTGACATCCGACTGGGCCTTTCTTCGGAGACTCTGAATCAGAGTCATCGTCTCTTCAGTGGGTTCTTTCTTAAGGTCAACCGTGTTGTTCACGTACTTCAGGGCCCGCTGCCCCACTTCCCTGGCGTAGCTTTCAAACTCGGACGGGGTGAGCGGCGGACCAGGGATCTTGGGATATTTCGTCATCCCGAAATGGATGGCTTTATCAGGGTGCTTGGTGTTCCACTTGAACATCACCATATCCACGGGCAGGATGTCCTTCGTGTCTTTTATGTTGGGGCCCAAGAGCCGCAAAGGGAGCCATGTGTTGGGCGAACTCGGGTGCATCTTGTTCCCCCAAGGATCATACTTGTAGATGTAGCCAATGAACGGGATTTCCGCTTTCATGGCAATTTTATGAGCGGTTTGGGCCCAGGTATCCGTATACCGAATTCGCGTGTCTGCGATCGCGTTTCGATATTCTCGATGAGGTTGTTTCCACCCGTTGGGGACAAACCCGACGCCGATATCGACAACCGGGTCCACAAAGCTTCGACCTTCTTCTGTCCGGAACAAATCGAGAATGTCCTGAGCGCCCTGGAAGTAGTTCTTATCGTCGATCTGGCCGATCCCCGAAGTGAGGACCTGCTCCAGCCGCGATACTTGAGGCGCAGTCAATCGTCCATTGAAGTAGTCGACGCAGCCAGCGATCAGCGAATCGATAGGTTCAACCCCGTCATAGCTGACGTATTTCCCTCTGAGAAGAACTGATTTCGGAGGGGCAGTTCGGTATTGAGATCCGGCCCTTTCGACTCGCACCTCCCGCGTTCCGGTGAGCCTCGGAAGATCGTCATCCTCATCGGGCTGCATCAGGTAAGCGATCGCCCCCATGAGCAGAATCCCGTTCATCTGGTTCCCGTAGACTCGGTCCCAGTTAATCTCAAAGTCTCGGTATTCCTTCGGGTTCTTGTTCTTGTAGTAGTTGTTGATGTGGGCTATCACCACGCCAGCCCCTGGAGTGAAATCGCTAATCACACCCAGGACGTTAATCAAAAAGTTCGAGAAGGGGATTTTGTACTTGATGAGCCATCCCGCAAACGGAATGTCTTTCAGCTTTTGGACTGCGACTTTGGTCCCGCGAGCCATGGGGCCGCCCTTTTGCTGGAACGTCTGATAGTCTGCTTCCGCGATAGCCCTTGACCAAGCCAGGGAGGAGTGATCCGCCACCAGTTCGCTCATTCGCCTCTCAAGGACGGCAAAATTGTCCGCTACTCCTTCCTGCTTCGCGATCCGATAGGCGTGAAGTGCGACCGCCGTGTGGGCCGCTGTCGTTCTCGCAAACTCGTCGGCTGCCTTCAAAAGCCGGAAAGGAATTCGGATTTTCTTCCCCACGTCAATCTTCTTTCCGCCTACAGTGACTGAACCAATCGCGTTGGATGCCTTTGCGGCCCATTTGAGCTCGCCTTCCTGATCGAGCATCAAATTAAGCGGCGAGTATTCGTACTTCCAAGCAAGAGCCATTCTTCGGGCGGCGATTTGCAAAGAGGGGCCCAGCGCTTTGAAGAGATAGAGCATCTCGTTGAAGTCTTTGACATCGTTCTGGTTTACCTTAATGCCAACCGACTGTTTCAGGATGGCCCTCGTTTGCGAGGTAATGATTTCTGCAGCCCGCACAAACGTGTTAAATAGGGCCCCCATCACCAAGTTACCTTCGATGTTTCTGACATGTGTTTGGGGGCCCCATAGAATCGAATTCTGGAAGAATTCAAAGGCAACGTCCGAAATCGACCCCCACTTCCCGGCCCGCTTAAGCGAAAGCGCTCGGATTATCTTCTCCGAATCTTCGTAAGTTTCTTTTTTGGTGAGGTCGATCCCATTCTGCTTCAGTTCCAGCTTGAAGGCTGTCTGTTCGTCTTCAGTCAAGTCAGCGAACGCGTCTAGAATCGCACGCTGATGAAGGATCCTTTTGTTATTAATCAGCGGGTCGCGAGTCGCGAGAGCAATCGACTGTTGAGATCGGCCAAGACGATACCCCAATCGAATTTTACCGAGATCGAAGAGTGCTTTAGGCGACCCCTGCATTACAACGTCTAGTGCAGTTTCGTCGATGATCTTTTGGGCCAGCAGCGTGTCTTTCGGACTCAGCATCTCTTCGGGGTTCTTTCTGAACCTAGCGATGAACTCCTTCTTTACCTTTTCTGGGTCTTTCTTGTATTCCGAATCCGCCAACTTCTGGAGCCACGCGCGTGACGTGTAGTCGGGTGCTCCCTTCGCCAGATCCATTGCGAAGATTCGTTCACGGGTAGCCTGGGTGGTCCCCACATTCGACCGACCGAAAGCACGTAAGGTTTCCACCTCTTCCAGAGAGGGGAGCTTTCCTTCTTTTGCCAGCCGCGCCGCCAATGTTTTCGTACCTGGGATCCTCGCGATTCGCTCCCTGATCTGTTTCAGTTCTTCCGCGCTTCGATCGTCTTTTCCCTTTGTGACGGAGAATGGCATGTCACTATCCGGTGGAGTTTCTAGCAGTCTCCGCAGGTGGCGGAATGCTTCCACTTTCATTTCGTCAGATTTAAGGTCCGTAGGTCCGAACCCGGAAATCTCATTCTCCTTGGCCAACTCTTTCGCGATTTCGCCTAGGATGGCCGCGTCGTCTTCGGAAAGTTCGTTTGCCGTTTTCAAGTCCTCGTCAAAACGGGCATCCGTATACCCCGTATACTCAGTACTTTCCGATACTTCAGGACCCATCCCACTCGCAACTGCTTCTTCTACTGCACGGTGAAGACCGTCATCTAAGATGGACGGAGGGGAAGTGTCCTGGTTCTCAATAAGGTACGGCCAAATTTCCGCCGCATAGTCGGGGCCCTGTTCTCCAGTTCCGGAAAATACCCCATGGAGCCCATGCGTTTCGCGGGCAAGCGATTGGGCCCATTCGTCCAATCTAAGACCTTGGGCGGAATAGTCTTTTCCACTTTCAACATGTTTCCGGAGCCGGCCAGCATCCATGCCGATGTTCTTTTTAATTTTGCTTTTCGCGTCCTCAATATCTCTCCATACCTGAACTCTTTCAGTTTGAAACTGATCGACGAGCTTAACGTAATCCGACTCCATCTGTCTGAGTTCGGATTCACTTAGGTTCAGTCCCGCTTCCACGCTAAAGGTGCGAGCGAACTCTTTGGCCCGACGTTCAATTTCGGCCCGTTTGTATCGCTCCATCGAGAGGTGATGCTTGAGCAGACTCATCACCTTCTGCATCGCGTTGGATCGGGCTGAAGTCCCGTTGATCGCATTCCAAGCCTTGGTAACAATCCACGCCCACCCAAGGCGGTGATTATTCATCACGTTGGACCTGAATTTTGGATCGCTGAAGAATTCTTCAACGATCATCGCGACCCCTTCTCGGTACTTCAATTTTGGGTTCTTATCGAGCTGTTTCTGATAAGCTTTTGGTGCTTTCTTGTAGTACTTGTCCGAGTACTCTGCAACGAAATCAGAATCGAAAGTGTCTTCTAAAAGGTCGATCTCAGTCCCATGGGCCAATTCATGGCCCACAATTGACATAACCCCCTTCTCTGATCCCTTGTTGATGTAGATCACCCCTTTGTGGGAGAACCCATGGAGTGCCGAGTTTCCTGTAATAAAAACAGGGCGTAATCCAAATCTCTTAACTATCTCTTCGGCGTCTCGTTCTTCGTCGGTCTCTGCGGGAGCGATTCTCATTTCGACTCCCATCAAATATTTGAACCTAGCAAGCCCCTCTGCAACTGACGTATCCGAGGTGTCTCTTACCGAAGTATCTCTTTCCGTTTCCGGGGTGATACGGAGCCGTTCTTTCGTGCTTTTCGCCTTTAGACCGACCTTAGGCTTCTCCTCAACGACCGGAGCTTCCTCCTCAGTCTTTAAACCAACCTTAGGCTTCTTCTCAACGACTGGAGCTTCCTCGACTGGAGCTTCCTCGACTGGAGCTTCCTTCACCCCGATCTTCTTGGCCGGAGCCTCTTGAGACGGCATCAATTTCGCCAGCTCGACCCTTAGCGCTTCCGGATCGAGCTTCTGGTACGCTTTCGTCCCGGCCTTGGGTACTTTCATCCCCAGCGTGCTTGCGAGGCTTACGAGACCCTCTCGGTCGCTTGGCAGCGAGTCATTGGTCCTCTTCTCGCTCTCGGAGAGCTGCGGCCCTTCTTCGGATTTCACTTGCTCGACAACGGGAGCTTCGACAACGGGCGTCTCCGTAGTGGTCGGCAAGTCCGGCCCAACAGTAGCTGTACCAGGAGTAGACGGTGCAGCGGGCGAAGTCGGGGTCTCCGGCTTCTTCTCCGGTGCAGGGCGCTGGAGCTGTTGATCCAACCGTTTTATTACTTGGTCGATCATCCATTGTTTTCGATACGCTCCTTTCTTGTATCCGAACTCAGTTGCAATCTCTCTTGCGGACATGCCTTGAAGCTCTTCGCGAATCGCGCCATTCGCTTCAGGGGCCTGAAACACTTTCCTTTCTTGTAGGCTGGGTGGTGAATCAAGAATCGCTGATACCCGCTGAAGGATATCGTGGCTGCCCTTTAACTGGGCTGGTGGTGTTTCTTCGGCGGGAGTTTCTTCAACGGGAGCTTCTGCCGGCGATTCCTTTTGCAGTTGACGTGCCGCTTTTACAAAGTCCGCTCGAGTAGCGGAGTTCACATCGGCACGCGGCAATCCGGTCGCTTTGGAGAACGCGGTACGCGAAGGGACGTCCTCCAAGGAGGCCACGCTGTCCACCTTGCCGGGATTGTCGTCAAAGAAAAGTTCGGCGGCGGACTGTTCTACTTTTTTCTCGGTAGGGGCCAAAGGCGGCGCCGTGGTCCTTGCGTCGAATCTCTCCCCCAGGTCTTTGAGCGCTTTGAACCCTGCGACCGAAGCCTGAGTCGCCTTGAATGCCGCACCCGGGATCGAGAAAGCGATGAACTCTTGCAGCGACTTGTCGATGGCATCATTGATGTTGCCTTGCAGCAGATCACCTATGGGCCCATCGAACTTGCCACGATCGATAGTCAGCCCTTTGGTGCTCTCACCAATCCGTTCTTCGAGGTACTCGGAGAACACGCCTTGGATCCCCATCCTGGACCGAAGCTTATTGAACGCCTCTAAAGACAGCCCGGATTTCTCTTGCAGGAACTTACTCAATCGATTCAACACTTTGGGCCGAGGAAGATAGGCCCCCACTAATTCAGTCCCCACTTCAATCGCCGTATCGACGTACCCGTCAAACAGCGAACGTGAGTACCCCTTGTCCGGATTTTGGATAAGTCGAGCTTCCGCATTTTGAAGGGACCGATGCGGCATCAGTGCGGCTTGAACTCCCGCTCGAGCACCGAACTTCGCAGCGCCGACTGAAGCGGCGCGAACTGCCCCTCCTGACTTGCCCGCAAGAGCGACCCCAATCCGTTTCGCGGCGGCGGACCCAAGCCCCGCTGTGGCCGCGAACTCGACCCCCATTCCAGGAACCGCAGTCGCGATGTCAACCGCCCCACCCAAGAGACCCGTTTCGGATTGGCTTTGTTGTTCAGCCTGGGCTTCCGCGAGAGCGGCCAGATCGATATCGGTCGCTTTCCCCGCGTCATACCTTTCTTTCGCCTTGCGGAGAAGCCGCATTCGTAGATACCCAATTGGGCTGAAAGGGAGCCTCTCCAAAGCGTACATCGCGTTTCGGTGGCTGGTTTTCCCTATCGCTTTCTGGTGAGCCGCAAAGCGTTCTTCTTGAGTCCCTGCTTGAGTTGTCGGTCCCGCACCGTAGCCAACCGCTTGCCGAATGTACTCGAGAGCGCTCGGGACTTCCCCTAACAGTTCGGTCTGCCGTTTTGCATTGGCGACCTTCATCATGGCGATCTTCATCGGGTCTCGTGATGCCGGGGAGACCTTCTTTGAATCGTAGAACCCGCGGATGTAGCGATCGATCTCTTCATGGGGTGTCCCTGAAGGGAAAGTAAACGTATCGCCGAATTCAGTTTCGACTCGAGGCATCACAACCCCCTGGGGGTAGGTCCGGTTTGATAAGACCAGCTAAGCGGTTCTTCATCCGTCGGAATCCCGTTAAGCGGATTCGATGGGGGTGGTGGAGGCCAAGCCGATACCGGCCCTTCCGGTTTTTGCTTCTGTTCTCCTTTTGTCGTCTTCCCCTCGTTGTCCACGTAGTTCTGAATCCACTCGTCAATATCCGCCGAAGTGGGCGGCTGCTCGTTGAATCCGCCTGTTCCGTCAGGGACCTTTTTCGTTAGCTCTTTCATCGCTTGTGCCCGGAGCTTCATATGGTTTGTGATCGCCTCCGCGCTGACACCGAATATCAGGTCCTTCATGCTTTGCGGTTTTGGGTCTTCCTGTTTTGGCGGGTCGGGGGTGATGTCTTCGGCCATCCCTCGCCGGATGATCTTTCGTTTGAGTTCCGGGTTGAATGGATCGGGTATCTCAGCCATGTTCTCGTTGAGTTCATCCTGGAACCCCTTAGCGCGTATGCTGGGGACCGGTTGATTAACGAGCTTTTGGTAAATTGTTTCTCCTTGCTGAAATGGGAACATTGTCCCTTCCGACTGGATTATTCCTATCTCTCGTTTTGCGCCCATCCATTGCCGCATCGCTTCCTCGTTAGCTGCTGGACTCGAGTCAAATACCATCCCCTCGGCCAAGGCGTCATCAATCTGTTTCATGATCCGCGACGATTCATTCATGTAGAACTTAGCAATCGGCCGACGTTCGATTGACTCCCGCTGGAGCATCGCCTCGGTTTTCCGATTTTCCATGTCCGCGCGGAACTGATCGTTGTCAGCCTGCATTTTTTCGCGCTGCATTTCACGCTGAAATTTCTGCTGTTCTTCCATCAGCAGGCTTTGACGCCGGAAGTCCTGCTCGCCGCCAATCAGTTGACGCTGAAGCGCCGCTTCCTGCGCCTGCGCTTGCGAATAGAGGTTGGTTTGCAGGGCCCGGATCTGCATCCGCTCTCGCTGCTGCATTTCCTGCTGCTGCTGTTGGTACTGACCGAGGCCGGCCCGGTAGCTCGCATCCGCGAGCAGGTTCATATTCGGCTGGTGGCTGACGACGATTGGCATGATCTAACCCATCATGGAAGGCGCGAGCGCGTAGTTAGGAATCCGGTAGCCCCGGTTTTGTCTCTGTGTTCGGCGGGCGATCCCCTGACGATACCCTCCGCCTCCCGGGTTGATGTTCATCCGCAGAGGGTAGCCCTGCTGTTGCTGAAAAGGGTAACTCGTCTGCTGAGGCGGCATGGCGTGGTACATCGCCATCTCGTAAGGATGAGGCGACTGGAGGGGCATCATCGGGTAGCCTGACGCGCGGGTTCCCCGGAGCTGAGCATGGTAGTTGGTGAGCGGATCGAACTGAAACATCGGAAGACCCCTTAGCGAGCAAATTTCTGCATGTTAGCGAGCCATTCACCAAGTCGTTGCATAGGGATCCGGTCCAGGCCCGCCCGCTTCCTGCGCGTCTCCTGGGCCTTCACGTTCGCGCGAATTGGCGGGTAGCCTCCGCCTCCCCCACCGCCCATGAAGGGCCACATCGCCCCCATCATGTGCTGCTGCATCGCGTTGGCGTACATGTTCTGGTAGGCCCCTGGCGGAACGCCCATCGGCATCCCGCCACCCGGCATTCCGTATCCTCCCTGTCCGAGGTTTTGAGAAAGGGCGATCAGCTGATTGGGGTCCGGCCCCAAGTCGGTCCGCCGCTCCATCACCCCGAACTTCCCTTGGGAGAGCTGGGTGTCATAGCCAGCCCGCTGCTGGAGGAGCCGGTCATTCTGCCGGCCGTAGGCCGCTGTCCGCTCGCGCTCCACGCCCTGACGCATCGTCCCGGGAATCGTCGAGTTCCCGAATCCTCGGTTCACCAGACGTTGGTAAACGTCGGACCCCATGTTCCGGTAGGTCCGGTCGATGTCCCTTCGCTCCTGCTGGCCGACGTTCTGAAGGTCGCCCATCACCCGGCCGCGAAGGTCGTCATAGCCACTCAGGATCCCCTGGTAGCGAGACTCGTTGGCTGCATTCGCTTTGTCTAGCGCGGCCTGATACTGATCCGCCATCGTCATTTGCTGACGTGGGTAAGCGACTTGCATTCCGCCTTGCAGCGGACGGGGAAGTCGCGAGTAACGAAGTTTCGTCATTCGTGGCATGTGAGCACCTCAACGACATGTAAAAGCAATCCGGTGACCCCCATGAGGGCCAGTAGTTGAATCAATAATTCGCCTGTCGCTGACGTCGTGTAGCACAGGAAGCAAAACAGGACCGTCCAAACGGAATTGCACCACAGGCAAGTGAACATTTCCGCCGGACTTCCAGGCTCCGCGTATCGAACTCCAAATTCATTGCGTCGAATCCCCATCCACAGACGAGCATACTCCATCACCATGAATGGCCCATAATCGACGAGTAAGAATCGGGACAACCGGAACGACGCAAACGCGACGACAAACATATCAAACCAGACTAAATCGCTCGGGATCAGCACATTGATCTTCCTCTCGCATCCACACTCGGGAGCCGTCAATTCTCAGGCCGTAAAACTCTCCGCTCACTCCGTACAGCAGGGCGAATTTCTTCGAGAAGTTACGAACCTCAATCAAAACTCGCCCTTTCGGTCGAACTTTCGCTGGCCGCGTTAAACGGGAAATCGGTATTCCGCCTCCCCCTCCACAACACCCCACGCTACAGTTCCTTGCACTCGTCGGTTCCGCTCCAATCAATATCGAACGTCACGATCGTCTCCCCCGGATCCACGGCGGGGATGTAAGGTGCGAGAGCCGGGAAGTGAGCGGCAATCGTCGCACGGCACCCGCCCAGGACATGGTATTGCCAGGGGTTCCAACCGTTAAAGACCAGATTATTCGTGTCCTTTGACAACACACTGTCACAGGAATAGGAACCCCCGAAGACCGTGTCATGTGTACTCGCGTCCTGGAAGTCACAGCAGCCGGACGCCGAGTCATCGGATCCGTTCGCGTCTCCGATGTGTTCGCCTTCACCCGGCACTTGAAGGGTCCCCGTGCAGGCGTCGATGTTCAGGGTACGATCGCCTTCCGGGCTAAGGTGATAGAGCGTCGCGCCGAATGTGTTTCCTTGACTGCACTTGAAGAAGAGACCGTACTGTTCTTTGCGAGAGCAGAAGATCAAGTGGCCTTCCGAATCAAGAATCGGAACGTCGGGACCCGAAACGGTTCCGATCGAAGTGAAGTCCCCGAAGTATTCGACAAACTCATCGGAGTCGACGGGGTTGTAGAAGGTCCGGTCAATTCGGCAGAAGTCCGCGAAGGTGAGGTTGTCGCCGGTCAGGTTTCTTGTGTTACAGCCTAGCACCACGTAAACCGAATCGATGTTCTCCCCGCCTATGATGAGTGGGAAAAGCGGATCGATATTCACGACTCGGCCGATGAGAGGGTACTCTCCCGTGTACTCGAACTCGCCCCACCAGCCGGGTTCGATTTCTGGCTCCATCGGGTTCTTCGTAACGCAGGTGGCGTTGAATACGAGTTCCGGCTGGCAGTCGAACGCGGGGATCGTGACCTTGACGGTAGTCCCTGGGCAGAAGCATTCGCAGCAGCTATCCCGCATCACGGCGTAGACGTCACGAATGTCTCCGTTGCAATCGTGCCCGCGTTTGAGCAGCATCCCGTAGCCGCACCACTGGTAGCTGGGAGGGCAGGGCATAGGGAAGGTCACGCCTTCCCCGTTTGGCGCCGTGACGAAGTCCCAGATCCAGATCGGTTTGAAACAGTATTCCGGAGCGCAGAAGTTGTCGGTGCGTTCCGCGTCGAGACGTTTAATTACGCCATCCCAGAGGCAGCAGGAGTTGGTATCCGTGTTGCAGACCCGGATGTACTCGACTTCGCCCGAGAAGCCGCAGGGGCAATCCCGCTTGCTCACGATCAGGATGTACTTCTGTCGCTGTTCGTCCCAGATCGCGATGAAGGCGTCCCCGGTCTTCGCGTCCGAGGCGAGCCGGTTAGGGTCCCAAACTTGAACGGGAGATCCTGGATCATAGACATTGGGATGGGCCCCCCAGAAATGGTCGACCCGGCCCGAAGCGAATCCTCCGATCATGTCGGACAGGAATTCCCCATCGATGAACCGAGCCAGCCCCTCGACCTCCATTACGATCAAGGCGTCGTCCAGTTCCGGGGCGTGCCGGCCCACCCCGTAGTAGTCTTCCACGAAGTTCGGCGCGAACCGAAGATTCGGGGTGTAGTCATAGGCGATGAATTCGCGGCCTGTCTTAGTGACCGTGATATTCGCCGTCCCGGACTGCGTGAACTCGAGCTCTTCGACGACCGTACTTTGAGTGAACTGACCCGTTGAGTCTTTCACGCGAAAGAAGACGACTTCCTCGTCGTTCACCTTCACAAGGATGTATTCTTGATCCTTCTCATCCCAGACCGCAAGAAACCGGTCGCCCTCTTTCGCGTTGAAGCCTACGTGATCTCGGTCATACACCGTCACGGTGGCGCCAGGATCATGGATGTTCGGAAACGCGCCCCAGTAATTTTCAACCGAGGCTTCGATTGAATTTGCCGCCGTCGCACCCCAGTCTTCAGTTAACGTACCGTCGATCCAGCGGGCCATTCCCTCCAGTTCGATTACGACCAGACTGAGCTCGCCAATCTCGGGCGAAATCCTTCCGACTCCTCGGAACCCCTGGACGAAGTTCTGCACGAACCTCTTATTGGGGGTATAGTCATAGAGTGTGTAGTCTACCCCCGTTGCCCCAAATGTTGTCAGATCGAGGGCTTTTACATGGACCCCATCGTTATCCGGATCTCCGATGTCGTCTTCTTGCACCTCAAAGAAGACGATCTCATCCGCGCCCCCCTCTTGATTGATGTTCGTGATGTAGTTCACGATCTGCTCGAGGGAGTCCCGAACGGCCGCCGTGTTCCTCCGTTGAACGGAAGCATTACACGGGTCCAGGACAATCCGCTTCCACGCATCAAGGCGATCGGTCATCGCACACGTCGCCTCCCTGCGGAAGTGAGAATGGACGTGATGCGTTCCAAGTACCAGCGTCGCTGGCGACCGAGATCTTCCGTCCCGACGGTTGTGACCGATCCTTGCCAGACGCCGGCATCGCCGTCCTGCCACTCGAGTTGAGCGTCGTGTTGCCAGCCCCAGCCCCGGGTGGTCGTCTCGATCCCCTGGGGCATCTGGTTGCCGACTCGCAGGACCGCCGCCACGCCTCTCGCGCGGGGCCGAGCCCGGTAGTTCTGACCGTTTCGCGCCCAGCGACCTTCTTCTCTATCGGCCGCGAGGAAGGCCGACTCGGCGGAGTCACCCACCCGTAGCCACCATTTGACGGGTCCTGAGTTGTTCCCCAGGACTCCGACCAGTTCGGAAAGCAGCCCTTCATCGATCCCGCCTCGCACGAGGTAGAAGGGCCCGATGTCGCAGTAGGACTGGATGATATTGTTCCCGTCGTCGACCTCGAATTGACGGTCGAAGTAGCGGATCACGCCATCCCGGCCAGCGACGAGGATGATTGGGCAGGTATCCCAAGCGATCCGTTGGTGCGAAGCGTAGGGTTCATGCTGGGACTGCAGGCCGACGCGCCAGAAGGCTTTCGCTTCCCAGTCGAACCACCAATGGGGAGATTCGCTTCCGTCTCTCCGAGTCACAAAGATGTGCACGCCTCGGTGGAGCATATCGTACTGAAGGTGCACGGATTCCCGACTCGCATTGAGGCAGAGAAGTTCGTCGGGCAGTCGCTCTCGAGATAGCGAGGTCGGGAATCCGGCACATCCTGCGGGCATGACATACAGGCCGTCTGGAGACAGAAAGACCAGCATGTCATCCGGGGTGCGGCACCAAGCGCGCGGCGAAACGATCCCGATCTCATGGCTCAGTTGATCGAGTGTTCCGCCGAAGCCTGGGTCGCCCCGCAGGATCCATAGACTGTTGTAGCATCCAAAGACGAGGCATTCATCCGAGTGAGGGATGATCGCGGTGATCGGGTCCGCGAGTTGCCCCGCGATCGAGTTCTGCGCCGCCACCGCAGCGGCGGAGTCCTCCTGACTGTAGTCCCAGTCGTCCGGGTCGCCCTGTCGTGACATGTACCAGACGTGAGGGAGGAGATCGCTGCCCGCGTAAACGATCCGGTCTCGGTAGAGCGTCACCAACCGGCAGCCGGCCGGAGTGAACCCCGTGCTGGCCGTATGGAGGGTGAGCGTCTCCTCTCGCGGGTCGAAGATCTTCGGCGCCCGCACGATCCGGTAGTCGATCGCACCGACCGGATCGGTGAACCCTTCGGCCACCGCCAGGGGAGGGGAGAAGGTCAGAGTCGACCCCGTGACCCCCGTGATCGCGTACTGGCCGAGCATCGCTTCCCCGCCAGCTCCGTTCTGGAGCCGGTTGATCGAGACGGTAGGGGAGCCGACTCCCGAGTAGGTCAGGTTGGTCGCATCGGCGGAAAGCTGGTCCTGGCTCTTGCCGGCATGGTCGCCTGTGAACTCCACGACCCAGCGGCCCACTTCCGGCTTGGTGACGGTCACCTCGTCGATCGCCACGAGCTCTTCGAGTTCGATCTTGAGTTGTCCGGCGGAGATGTCCCAGGCGAGGGGGTCTGTCGTCAGGCCCATGAAGGAGAGCAGGAAAGTCCCGCCATCGGCCGTATCGACCGCGACTTCTTGTTTCTCGTTCTGGCTGTAGTCGGAATCGACGATTTCAAGGGCGAAATTCTCGGTCACCCCCAGGGCGGGAAAGTTTTTCGCCCCATCGGTCAGCTCGTTGTAATCGGTCGCGGCGACACTCGCGCCGCTGCCGGTGACCGTGATCCCGTAGTCCGCGATGTAAAGTTTCTGTTCACGGTCCGTCGCGGTCAGTTCGACGTTCGGGTTGAGATTGAGATCCGTCGTAATCAGCCGCAACGAATCCGCGTTGTCTTCCATGAAAATCTGGCCGTTGGAAACCGCGACCAGAACGTCCCGCCTCAGATCGTGGTAGACCGAGGAGACGGCCGTGTCGATTCCGAACTCGGTGGACAGCAGAGTCACGACCAGCGAGTCATCAGGGCTGACCGCCGCTGCGGAGACGTAGTCCCCTGGCAACGAGGCGACGGTGATCGTGGCGAGTTCCCGATCCCGCCACCACGCGGTGAGTTTCAGCGTACCCGGGACGACATGAACCGCAAATACTCCGGGTGAATTCGGATTATCGTCAAAAGTCGGCGAGATGACGGTCTGAACAACCGAAGATGACGCTCGCTCTTGTATTCGGCAGAAATACTCACCGTTTTCGAGTACCAGGGCCACCTCGACTCCGTCTTCCGCCGGGTCGGAAGCCGGGCCAAGTAGGCCCAGATAGAGACGGGCCTCTCCGTTGTACTGGGAAATGCCGGTCTGATCGGAGAGCCGGACGTGGGCTGTCGCCTCATAGGGCTTCGTCGAATCGCGCTGATCGACGACCGGAATTCCCTGTCCCCAAGAATTACCTGCAATCCCCGAGGAAAGGCCCTGGTTGCTCGAAGACGGCAAATACGTGGGCGAGGCCGCCCAGGGCACGGGCAGCAGAGTATCACGGAGACCCGTGCCGCCGATGGGTGCATAATTCTTCCCCCACTGGGCCTTCAGCACGGATACGCTGGTCAGAAGACGGATTTCAGCGGGCAACTGGGTGCGAATCGCCAACCCCAGGCCGGGGCGACTCCCGCCACGCTCCCGATATTGGCTCATCTCGTCCGTGCGGACGTTCAGCGCTTCAGGGGTCGTATAAGGCGGCTGTTTGTTGAACCCTAGTGACCGATCGATGCCGGCGATCGGCCAAACGAGCTCGATACTTGCGTGTTTTGGCATGCGAAATCATCGTGTTCACGATATTTGACGCGACGCGCCAGGGTTAGGACACGGTCACGCTGGCATGCTTCGAGGTCACCCTCCACTCGTAAGCGGATCCGATCAGGAAGGATTCCAGAATCGCCCACTGGCCTTCCGCCGCGATCGCGATCGCATCCCCGCCTCCCCCGTCAAAGTCCTGGCCGGAAGGAGCGGCAATCGTGGCCGTGCCCGCCATGGTTCCGCCCACTAATTCCATTCGCTGCCCCGCGATTGCGGGTTCCACGACAGTTCGCGCCTCCGCACCCCCCGTATTGATGACGTACTGGGCGCCCCAAACGCGACGCGCATCCAAAAGTTCGCCTGCGGTTGAGCTCACGATAATCGTGTCGGTCAGCGCGATGTCCTGCCGGACGCGATGTCCACTCATATTCCTGCCCTTTTGCGTTGAAACGAGGTGGAGAAGTCCCCAAATTGCTGTCATGGTCTACCGGAGGACCTGTGTCAAGCTGAAAGAGCCACGTTCGTCTCATTTTGGGACGATTCCATAGGTGGGGATGCCACGTATGCAACAGCGGGATGACGGGATGGCGGGATTGCCTATCTTAACATGAAAAAATACTCACGCAGTTAAAGTACCTAGTAACGTCTCTTGGCCGTCGCCACCCCGGGGGGTGTGGTAACAATTCCGCCAACCCGCAATTCGAATGACAACAACGTGTCACAACACACCCCTTGACAACACGTTGTCACAGTGACACCAACATGGCACATGACAACACGTTGTCACACAGGCCATGCGACCCCGCGGCCTTACACCATACGGGGGGATTCGATGTGCATGGCGAGCATGGTGTGCATGAGGGCTGGCCGGCTGGTGTGCATGAGGGCTGGTGTGCATGAGGGCTGGC